AATTTAACATACACCCATGTATTAAAGGTAAGGACAGTGTGCGTAATGGCATAGCTAATATGCAAGGTTATGAAATTATAGTAGACCCTGATAGCCAGAACTTAAAAACAGAATTAAACAACTACGAATGGCATGATAAAAAGTCAAACACCCCAATAGATGACTATAACCATTGCGTTGACAGTATTAGGTATGCCTTCCAAGAGTTAACAGATAAAAACGACTTCTTTGTGGTGTGATGGTTTTATATTGTTAAAGATTAGTTTTTTAACTTTGCAATATAATATAATTCATGAATGTATTTAAACGATTAGGCTTAGCTTTAGACGCCTTCAGAAATGTAACTGACAACCAGTTCTATGACACTTATTATAATACAGTAGGTGGCTTTACGTTTCAGAACCTAGACGACGATAAGTATCTATCAGAAGGTTACGCAAAGAATGCTGACTTATATTCTATCGTAAGGAAAATTTCTACTACTGCTAGTGATATACCTTTACTGCTTTATAAATCCAATAGAGAAGACGAGAAAGAATTAGTTACAAGTGGTCAGCTATATGACCTATTGCAACAGCCTAATAGAATGCAGTCTATCAATGAATTTATAGATGAATCAATGATTTATCTTTTGCTTAATGGTAACAATTATAATGCAGGCTATAGAGGTGTAGGATTAGATAAAACGATCAAAGAAATAAACGTATTGCCCAGTAACTACATCACAATAGAAACAGGGGACTTAGCTAACATCATTAAAAACTATTGGTATCAGGAAGTAAGTAATATCAAGTTTGCACCTGAAGATGTAATGCACGTTAGGTATCCTAACCCGGCTGGGGATGGTGCAGATCGTTTATATGGTATGTCGCCTATCAAGGCTGGTTCTATGGCTTTGCAGGCATCGAATAATCTATGGGAAGCAGACGCAAGTATATTAAACAACAAAGGAGCTTCAGGTATATTATCAGATCAATCAGAAAGGTCTATGAAGCCAGAGCAAGGAGAAGCATTACAAGCTAAGTGGGATTCAAAAGCATCCGGGGCTAACAAGTTTGGTAAGGTATTAGTAACAAGTGCTAGATTGAATTACATTCAAATGGGAATGTCCCCAGCTGATTTACAATTAATAGAGTCAGGGGTAATCAAGTTAAGGACTTTGTGTAATCTTTATAGTGTACCTAGTCAGTTGTTTAATGATGTGGCAGGCACTACATTCAACAACATGGCAGCTGCTAAGAAGTCTTTATACACTGAAGCGGTAATACCTAACATGAATCTATGGTTGAATAAGTTTTGCAATTGGATATTGCCTGATTACAATAAAGCGGACAACACTGAATACAGTATAGAAATGGACTTAGCTAGTATTCCGGTACTACAGGAAGACCAAAGAGAAGAAGCAGAAAAAGACAAGATAATATCAGATACAATTATAAACGTACTAACATCTACAATATCAAGAGAGTCTAAAATAAGTACTTTGGTTTACTCTATTGGAATGAGTGAAGAAGAAGCAGAAATGTTAGTAGGAACTGAAATAACAGAATGACAATGGACATTAACAGTAAATTAAATAATAACATATACGGAGTTAAATCTATATCAACTAAGATAGACGACATAGACGAGGGCAAACGTATTGTAAAAGGTTATTTATCTAGCTTTGATACGCTAGATAGTGATTCAGATATAATCAGGAAAGGAGCTTTTAAAAAGAGTATTAAAGAACGTGGAGTAAATTCTACTTCTAACAGAAGGATAGCACATTTAAGAAACCATGACTGGGACCACCAAATAGGGAAGTTCTTAGAGCTAGAAGAAGATGCTAACGGGCTTTATTTTGTATCTCAATTAGGAAGATCTACTAAAGGAGAAGACGCTTTATTAGACTATCAAGATGGAATCCTTAGAGAGCATTCTATAGGGTTTAACTATGTTAAGGGTAAGATCGAAGAGAAGGAATCTGAAGAGCATGGTAAGTTCTTTGAAATAACAGAAGTAAAACTTTGGGAAGGTTCTGGTGTTACATTCGGGGCTAATGAGTTTACCCCGGTATTAGAGGCTAACAAGTCTATACTAGACAGTGAGTACCTTCATAAGTTAAACGAGGACATGGCTATATTAATTAAGTCCTTAAAAAACGGGAAAGGAACTGATGAAAGACTGGAAAATATAGAAATCAAACTGCAGCAAATTCAACAAAAATACAATTCACTTATTGAGATGAAGTCATCTATTAAAGATACTTTGATTCAGAAAGTCGAGCCAAACAAACAGGACGCTCAAAAAGCCTTAGAAGATGAGCAATTAAGAATGGTATTATTAAAAAATTTAAGAAATGAGTAATTTTGTAATCAAGTCTAACGAAGAGTTAGACGCAATGAGTACTGTAGATTTACAGGCTTATTATGCAGAAAAGCTGACACACGAAAAAGCAGAACTAGAAGCACGTGTTAAAGCTATGGAGGAAGAAAAGAACTCCGAAAAATATGCAGCACTAGAAGCAGAAGTTAAAGAGCTTAAAGAAAGCAAATTGACTACTGTGATGGAAGCTGTTAAACAACAAGGTATAATCCTAGAGAAAGTACAGAACGGTACTATCAGCGGTTCTTCTGTTAGAGAAATTGAGGGAAGCATTGAAAAGGCACTAGCTGACAATGTAGAAAACTTCAAGAAATCTAAAGAAGGTCGTCATGACTTCTCCTTTGAAGTTAAAGCAGCAGGTGACATGACACTAGCAGGAAACGTAACAGCAGGTACAATGCCACAGCCGGAACGTCTTGAAGGTGTTAATGACATTGCTGAAAGAGTAGCGGGTACGTACCCTTTGATTCCTAAGATGACCACCGATAGAAATACTATCGAGTGGGTGTATGAAGCTAACCAAGATGGTACTATAGGTGGTACTGCCGAGGGTGCAGCTAAAGACCAAATTGACAACGACTTTACTGTAACATCTGTAGCACTTGTTAAAAGAGCTGCTTACTTTAAGGCTTCTAGCGAGATGCTTGACGATGTACAGTATATGTCTGGATGGTTGCGTAACAAGTTGCTAGTTAGATTGTTCCTAGACATTGATAATCAGTGTTTGAATGGTGACAATGTAGCACCTAACTTAAACGGTATCTTGAATCAGGCTACAGCATTTAGTGCTGGTACTTTTGCCGGAACTGTTCCTAATGCTAACGATGTAGATTCATTAGTAGTAGCAATTAACCAAATCGAAATAGCTAATCAAGGTGTAAACAATCTTACAATTATGATGCACCCATCAGATGTAGCTGCTTTGAAATTGACTAAAGTATTAGCTACTTCAACTGACAACCGTTATGTAGATCGTTTAGTAATGGTAGCTGGAAATCTTTCTTTGGATGGTGTGCCGATTGTTAAAAACAATAATATCACTGCCGGAGACTTCCTAGTAGGGGACTTCTCTAAAGCTACGATTGTACAGAAATCAGGTATTACTATTGAAGTAGGACTTGATGGTAACGACTTCACCAAGAATATGAGAACTATTCTAGCTGAGTGGAGGGGTCAATTGTTTGTTCAAACAAACGATACGACTTGCTTTGTTACTGGTACATTTGTGACTACAAACGCTGCATTAGAGACCACTTAATTACTAGCGGAGAACGGTGACATCTTACAGGATGAAGATGGCAACAACTTCAATCCTGAATAGGTGTTGAAGTTGAATCCGAGAATACAAATACCAAGAGCCTCGATAGGAAACTATCGGGGCATTGGTGGTAGAAGCCATGAATAAATTAGTAACTATAGTACCATTTTACAAAAGGCATAGATTAACTTCTTTGTGTTTTGACAGGCTTAGAGACCAGTCTAAAAGGCTAGGTTTTGATATTATAGTAGCAGGTTCAGAGGGTGAAGAGTCCAAAAAAATAGCTAAAGGAATTAAATACATCGAAGTAGATAACAATCCATTAGGAGGTAAATTAAATACTTTAATGAAGGAATGTACCGGGTATGATGGTGTAATCATAATAGGTTCAGATGACTTTATGAGTGATTCTATAATAGAGATGTATCAAAAAATAGATGTGTCTAAACAGGTGTACTATTCATTTAATGACATTTACATTTACTCTAGCAAACACAAAATATTAGCTAGTGACTTTCAATATACTAGGAATGGCAACGGCATAGGTGTAGCAAGATTGTATACTAAGCCTACGCTAGAGAAGATGAATTACGAAGTATGGTCTAACGATAAGCTTAAAGGATTAGATGGTAATGCAGACCAACGGTTAAGAGCTAAAGGCATTAAAGAAATAAGACTAGATTTAAAAGGGCATTTCTTATTAGATGCAAAGGTAGAGCAAAACATCTCAGCGCAAGAGATAGTATTTACAGGTCACAAAAGACACGATTTAAAGTTGATTGAAACGCTAGGAGATGTAGGTA